CATCTTTCTTTCCATCGTCTTCATCACCGCTTCCTTCTGTTCCGGCGTCATCGTCGCCCAGAACCCCGTCATCGGGTTCGGCGTCGGCTCCGTCTTCGCCTGAATCTTTGGCGTCGACTCCGTCTTCGTCTGACTCCTCGGCGTCAGAAGCTCCTCCATCATCTTCGTCCTCCCCAGCATCATCATCAGCCCCGGAGTCCTCAGATTTCTCACCATCGCTGACTGGCTTGTCGTCGCCATCAGCCTCGTCATCGCTCTCGGATTCATCGCTTTTATCGTCCTTCGGTTCGCCGGCTTCGTCACCAGTCACTTCTGATTTATCGTCAGAGTCAGCGCTATCGCCGCCCGTACCCTTGTCGTCCGCGTCCTCGGGAAGCTCGGTGTTGTCGCCTTCGCCGTCGGTGTCCTCGGACTTCTCTTTCGTCTTGCTCGGATTGCTCGGCGGAGGAGGAGGCGTCGGGGGAGCGGGAGGTGTCGGCGGCGGCGGCGGCGGCGGATAGAGAACGCCGTGCATCACTTTTGCGATGGCGAACGAGTCACGAGTGGTTCGCATCGTCACCAAGCCGTCGATTGACGCCTTCGGCATTTTCTTAACGAACTCCGCGACCAGCTCATGATCCCAATATTTATTCTTGGTCAGCCACTCCGCAAACACCTTCTGCCCTGAAAGCGCCCTGACAACCGGGACCAATAGGATGCCGAACTCCTTCGACTTGTCGCCCTTGACCTCGAGAAGCTTCGGGGCGGTGATCTTATCGACGAAGAATTCCGCCAGTCGGCGCAAGTTGTAGGTCGAGCCTGGGAACTTCTCGCCCATCCGCTTTTCGATCAGCGGGTCTTCCACGAGATTATGAAGCTCGTGAAGCCCCTTGTTCTTCTTCTTCTCCGCGTTGCCAAAGTCATACTCGGTGAAGAGAATGTGGGCGACTTCGTGATCCATGAATCCCTGAATCGCCATCAGCAAGTCGGGAGTCGCATTGTCCGGGATGTGCGGAATATTGACGACGACCGGCTTGCCAGACTTATCGAACTTTACATACGCCTGGGCGCCCTGTTGCGTGACCTTCAGCCCCTTGCCCGCGAGCAGCTGCGTCACCTTGACGACAACCTCTCTTATGATCGCGATCTCTTTATTCATCTCGCCTGTGTCTCCTGCTTCGCTCTGATTCTTCTTTCCGTCTATTGTTAGAATAGACTGTTAGTTACAGGGAAGCAATTGGCAATATCATTGCCATATTCGAAGTGCCAAACACAATATAGATGTCGCCGCGGACAAAGTGCACGCCGCGAAGTGTTCTATTCGTATCGGTCTCATACCACGAGATATTATCCAACTCAGCCGCGATCTCGTATGCCGATTCGATATCGACCTCTTCGACGACTTGATGACGTATTCCAACAGCAACAAGTAACCCATGCTGCGTTCTATTCATGTTCATAGAAATAGTATTGGATTTCATCACCCTATCTAACCCCTGTCTTGTTATGGTTGCGACGCCGTTATCGCGGCATCAATAGCGCTTAATTTCATCATTACGCTAACATGTTGCCTAATGTATGATCGTTTGCGTGTCAACGGATAACGTCGAGTATTCGACATAACGCATCATATTTGCCACACATAATTTCGATGGTGTTTATTATGATACCATACTGATCACCCTCTATTGTTACAGCGGCTTTATAGATTCTTGACATAAATCAATACCGACTGTTATTGGAAGTCAAAGAAAAAGAACGCCGCTTTACTGGCGCCCTCTCCTTGTAACCATCAGAGAAGTGTAGGTTTGATCTTCTCCAACATCTCCTGCACCGCGAGCTCGATCTCAGGCGTCGATTTCGGATCCAGGTTCTTCGTCATCTTACGCCACCTTCTAAGAAGGATTTTTTCCTCGTTCGCCGTCGCGACGTTGCCGAACATCTTCTCGACCATATCATTCATGGCGGGCCAGTATTGAAGCAGCGCGAGCCGAAACATATGCATCGGGTCAACATCGAGCGCTTTCGCCAGCGCGGGAATCTTATCAAGTGGGATTTTAGCTTCGCCTCGTTTGAACATGGAGATCATGTTCGGCTTATCATAGCCAATCTCAGTCGCAATCTCGCGTTGTGATTTCTCCCCCTTTAGATAATTGATCCGTTTATCGATCAATTTCGCGATCATCGTATCGGCGAATGGCATTCCAGGCTTAGCTTGTACCATCATTATCTATTTCCCTTTGTTATATCACCCCGCTTACTGTCATAACCTCGAATGGTTGCTGTTTCCCCCAGCTTCGACGCTCGACACATGATAATTATAGACAGAGCAGGGTGGATGCGCTCAGTTTTCCCTTGGGTTTGTGTGTGAATAAACGTTTAGCTGATATTCCCAAAGCAATCAACTCTTATTTATGCCCTCAAAGAGCGATTCAGCGAGGAGGGCTTTGCAGAATCGATCGGCTCTGACAGAATGCCGCCCTTCATAAGTGAGAAATTAACCACATGATGTAACCGACAAAGAGAAAAGCCTCCGCGGGGATGGCATCCCACGAAGGCTTAGGTTCTCAGATTAAGGTTCGACCAGGACAAAAGACCAGACAGAAAGGGGGCGTTGCATCTCCTTTATATGTCCTGGTCGAACCTTCTGTCAACGGCTACGTGGCCGTGAGCGCTCCCTCTTTGTCTAAAGGAGAGCGGACATGAAAACTTGCTATCATCGCGAGAAGGTATTCGGTTGCGCACGCGGCATTCCCATGGATCGCAACGCGAAGATACGCATCATGAATCAGGCGAGGGCGTGGAGCGCGAGGCACCGGCGGCCCAGGCAACACAAGGGTCCGATCACGAGGGCGTTCCTGGATGTTCTACAGGCGCTCCTGTGGGGCTTTCACAACGCCAAGGACGGTCGCTGCTTCCCGAGCTACGAAGCGATCGCCAAAAGGGCTGGCTGCTGTCGCGATACGGTCTGCGAGGCGATCAAGATGTTAGAGCGCGCCAACATCCTGACCTGGGTGAACCGGATTATTCGTGTGCAAGCGTCAGAAGGATGTCGCATTCTTCGGACAAGCAACGCCTATATCTTCCGCGACCCGCTGCCTTGCGCCGCGGCTAAGTCGGAAATTCAGACTGAAACCAGTCATCCAGTTTCACTTCTAAGACCTATCGTGGTTGACGAGGCTCTCCGAGCGTCGCTTTTAAGGTTCGAACTGGCTTTTAGAACAAAAAAACGGGACACCTGACCGAACAGGCATCCCGTTTGACAGAGGACAGTCAGGCTTTCACCCGAGCCATCATCTTACCGTAGGCAAATACGGCAAGTCAATATTGGTTGATTTTACGCCGCCTTAAGAAGCGGGTCTTTGTCATTACGGAACATCTTGAAGCGAGGATGTCGCAACGAGCCGTCCGGAGTGACCTCATGGAACTCAACCTCGATCAGCCGGCCGATGACCTTACCGGGCTCGCTCGTAGGACCACCGCCTACATTGTTCGCCTTGTCTTCAATACATTCGACCCACAGCTGCTTTCGCTGCGCATCGGAGAAGCCGCCGCCGATATCGACGAAAACCTCCTCGCCGCGAATAACGACGAGACCACCCAGCATACCCTCGTACTTCCCTTGGCCCTCATAGAAGCCGACTACGCGAAGATCCTCGGATTCTTCCGCCTTGCATTTAAGCCAGCCGTAGCTCCGCTTCTTCTGATAGGGCGCGTCGAGCACCTTGACGATCGCGCCTTCGAGCATCTTGACGCCGGTGATTAGGTCCGTCGTCGAGAGCAACAACTCCCTTTCGAGATCGGCGTCGCCCATCGCCAGATAGGAGGCGAGCGGCGTGTTCCGATATTCCTCGAAGATCGCGTCGATCTGGTCATGCGAGTGAGCCAGGCGCCGCGGCACCAGGCGCATCGGCTCCTCCCTCACGAAGGTCGATAGAAACTCCACGAACTCACGGCGTTTCGAATGCGGCATATTGAAGCCCTTGTGCGTCGAGCTGGTCATGACGTCGAACGGAACCGCGTCGAAGAAATGATACTGGACGTTCGAGGCTTGAACGCTCTTGCGCCGCACCGCGCCGGAGGTTTCAGCGAAGAGACCGCTGAGCGCCTCGCCTTCCAGAGCGATCGTCGGGCCGGCGTCACCGCCCAGAATATCCAGCCAGAGCCGCATATCGGATGACAATATCTTGCAGCCGACGAGATAGGCGTGAGCCCGAGCGACGACGTCCGAGACGCTCTGACCGATCGTGTCGAGCGCCGCGAAGTGATTGCCGACGCGCGAGAAGAACTTCGCCGTGCCATCCTTAACCAGACAGATCGCGCGCAGCCCGTCGAGCTTGGGCTCCATCGCCACCGGGAAGGTCTTGATGCGCTTCTGCTCGTACTTGTGGCTCAACTGCACGTCGAAGGCCGGGAGCAATCCCGGCATCAGCTTGTTCACGGTCTTGCCGGTGATCCCGCAGCGGAGATCCTTCGACAGAATTCGCCAGAGCAGATCGGCGCCTGCTTGAGTCTGCGCCTCCATCGTCTGTAAGACCATGTCTTGCGCTTCCGAACCGCTGATAACGCGGGTCTTGAGGCCCGTCAGCAGCGCCCAGATTTGATTCGAGTTAATGTCGAAGCTAGACTTGCCCATCGCTTCAACGCGAGGCGGCGTGATCCCAAACGTGATGAACGGATCGAGCGTCCACTTCATCACCTCCTGAACAAAGCGATCGGCGATCACCTTCTCGAGGATCGACTCCTTGATCGTGCGCGAGCCGTTCGCATCGATGGCTCGCAGAGTATTCATCAGTGAAAAGGCATCCATTTAGGCAGCGTCCTTCATTGCGGCGTTGATGGCAGCTGCATAGTCGCCGATCTCGGCAGCTGTAGTGTCGATTGTCTTGCTGGGCGGAGCGGCTTTCTTGTAAGCCTGGGGCGCATCCTTGCGCTCCTTGACGCCGATATCCTCGAGCGTCGTTCCCTTCGCGAGCCCCTTCATATGCTTAAAGCCCTCGAGGCCGTTGACCTCGACGATCAGCTCGCGGTGCCGCGGCAGCATCGTGATGTAGGCCGGATGGTTCAGCGTCGATTCCGCCGTGATGATCGGCGCGATAGCCTTCATCACATAGTCCGACAGTCGGCCGAGCCTGGGCTCCGCGGAGAAGTAGGGGTCGGAGTCTTTCTTGTTGTCGACCTCCTTGATGACGTGAATGATCGGGCACTTGGAGCTCGACATGCAGCCCTGACAGCCCTTGCGAACTTCCGGACCCTGACCGCGCATCCACTGATCGCGCAGGTTCAGACAGTCCTTTATCTTCACCTCCGCGCCGAAAATCGGGCAGGCGAAACTCCACATATTCTGTGGAGAAAATGTTTTCGAATTACCGTTCGACATTCAGAAGGCTCCGTATTGAGTATTGGAAGAATAGAAAGCTTTGCGCTTTTCGTCTGCTAGTCTCTCTTGCTCTTTTAGTAGTCTCTCTTGCTCTTTTAGTCTCTCTTGCTCTTTCAAGACTATAGCAGCGTCTTGCTCGGCTTTCACTTGGGCTCTTTTCGCATCAGCACGTTCCCGCGCTTCCTTTTGCTTCATCATGCGTTCTTCATACGCTATGTTGACGAATATATTGTCGCCTGTGTAAGTCGCGTTAAGGTCGGGGGCCGAAGAAGAAATCAAAGATGACTTATCCTCTTCGGCCCATATATTGATGGCGATCTGCTTTAACATGTCCTCTTTATTGCGGTGCGGTGCGAATACACTACGCTCAAGAACCGCTTTGTCGATTGTAGCCGACCGACGAATAGAGCCAGTCTTACGGGTGACGCTATAGCTAAAACTTGCGGTGATCTCGTTGATGAACCACTCCTCTGCCGGCGAGAAGTTAGATTTCCGGCCGAACAGATGATCAGCCATGTCCTCGGTGATTTCCTCCATCAGAAGGCTCCCCAATTAGGATTCTTAACTTCGTTCTCGATCAGCTTGAGTGGGACCGGCGGCTCAGTGATGACGTCGCTGTCGCCCTCTGCGAAAGTCTCCCGATGAAGCTCGCTGAATAGAAAGGATAGATACGTTCCATCTGTACCATTATACTCATGGAGTTTCCTCATGACGACGGTTGGCAGATGCCGTCTAAGCTCAGATAAAGTCGTCACCGCAAAGTCTTCGGCCGTCTCCTTTATCGTGTAGCCGCGACCCTGCTTCACGCTCTGAGCCTCGTTGAAGATGGTGCAAGACCCGGACGTCGTCACGGTACTGGTGAGACAGTGAATATTCACCTGACCTTCGGCGTGAAGTTTACCGTAGCGGTCGATGATCAGATATGGTCCCGTATTGCTCGGTGCGGAGAGCGAGATAAGCTCATATCTCTTTGTGCCGCCGCGATGCTCAGCGTTCCATTTCTTAATTCGGATAGCAAATGGGAGCAGGTCGCTTCCCTCAATCTGTTTCGTTCTCATGTCGCCCTCTCGCTCGCGTTTCTCTATCTCTGTTATAACGAGATCGACGCGGGTCTCGACTGGGAAATTGCAATCAGTGTTGATGTACCGGGTACGGATTGCGAATCCTATATTTTACATCGAGTAAGGTTGTATAAGGCTGAGCCTTATAGAAGGCTTCCCGAACAACCGCGCCTTGCACCTCGTTAGGATCCTTTCCGGCCGGCAACATGGCGATCCGGACGCTGAGCCCGAGGCTCTTAATGCGCTTGGCGGCGTCGAGCGCGGCGACAAGCGCGCTCGCTTCGCCGTCCCACATCAAGGTAATTTCCTGTAATCCGAAGCCTTTCAGCTTGAGAATCCTACCGAGCTGGTCGTCGCCATTCAGATCCCCATATGACAAATGCTTTCCAAAGCTCCCGCAGCACGTCACGCCTCGCAGGGCTACGTCCTCATCAAAGGCGATCTTGGCGGCGGCGACATCCATAACGCCTTCACAAAGAACCATCCTCTTAACGTTGACGCAATTTTGCCCGTTGTAGACAAATCGACCCGTGCCAGGGAGACCCGCTGGAAACAAATACTTGGATTCTGATTCGCCAGTGATGTCCCGACCCTGGAAGGTCACGAAGGTTCCATCCAGGTCGTACACCGGGATGATCACCCGCATGTCGAACTTCTGACCGCCCTTGCTGCCGTCCTGACGCGTGAAGTTCCACCAGCCCCGCTCACAAAAGCGAAAGTGAAAGTGCTTGGCGAGCTCACCCGTGATACCGCGGTCCTCGAGATACTGAAGGTTTGATCCGTCCTCGGTCGGCAGCGCGAACGAATCCGGCAGCGTCGCCTTCTCCTGCTCGACCGCGGCCGTAACCATCTTGCGCGGGCGCCAGCCTTGCTCCTTGAGAAACTGGCGACAATGCTCGAACGTCTCGCGCCAACTCAGGCCCGTTTGAATGTGGATGAACTTGAGCTTGTTGAACCCGGTCTCGCATGAACCAGAGAAGCAGTTGCCGATCCCAGTCTCGGCGTTAAGGTAGACCTTGTTTTCGCGCTTGCCGCACGAGGGGCATTCGAGCAATTGAAGCTGACGGCCGCTGCGACCCTGAACCGCCTTGAACGCTATACCCTCGTTTTCTAGCCAAGTTTCAAGATCGAGCGCCTCCGAGATTTCGGTGGCGTCGTCGGACATTAGAATGCCTCCTTGCCGATTACTTTATTCAAAAATTGCATCTTCGCGCGATCGCCTTTGATACGCAGAACGTAGCCGCTCTCCGTGTTTCGACTGGCTGCGAAGAACAGTCTGGTCTCACCAGCGAGACGTTCGGCGTCGGTCGAGTTGATCGATATAACCACATCGGCGGTACGTATTTTATTAAAATCCTCGGCCACGTCGGTCATTTTCGAGATCGCTGACTTGGCGCCCTCACGGTTCGTCTGCGTGGCCGTCAGCATGGCGGCGTTGTTCTCGAAGGCGATCGCGCGCAGATCGATGAAGATCGTGCGTAGGTTCTCCCGCAGCTCGTCTGAGTGACGTTCCGGCGCCATGAGGTCGCCGTAGTCGACCACGATCAGATCGAAGATGGTGCCGGTCGAACGGAAGCGATCCAGCACGCGCCTAATCTCGGAAGCTTTCAGCGAGCCGGAAGCATACTCCTCGATCGCGAAGGCCCCTGACTGCTTCGCCGCGGCGTCTACAGCGGCTTGCACAGCGATCGGGTTGTCGCCGATGATCTTGATCATCATGTCGCTTACGGAAGCGTCTACGCGATCCGCGATGATGCGCGCCGAGACTTCGCAGCTGAAAAGGATCACGTTCTTGCCAGCCATCGACGCGACCTTGGCGAAGTCAGCTAGCGCGAGACTTTTCCCGGCTTTAGGCGCCCCCATTAGAACGGCGAGTTCTTTACGGCCCCATCCGTGATGGTAGAGTAGCTTGTCGAAATCATCGACGCCGGTCGTAATGCCATCCCGAACCTTGACGCCCGAGAGCAGCTCCTTGCGAAGCGTGGTTCGGTTCGAGGCTTCCTTCCAATAATCGTAGCTCACGGCGTCGCTGGCGCTACCGACCCGAAGAGCTTCATCCATGAGCTTGCGAATTTTCGCGTAGTCTTTCTTACCCACGAGCTCGGCCGAGGCCATGATCGCGCGCTCCATCGCGCGATTCTTGGCGAAGTCGGAAATCTCGTCGATGACGACCTCGCGATCCTCGAGCGGATTCTTCATGTATTTCCGAAGCGTGTCGCGAACGTCGGCTTTAAGGTCGGCCCTGATCTGCTTTGTGTCGAACGCCTTCTTGAAAACGTGGGCGAGCGTCGAACGCGGCGCTTCCTTGTAGGTCGCATAGTGCTTGAGACACACGGAGACGATCGCGGCGTCGGACGCACTGGTGAAATACAGAGGGTCGATCAGGCCCTCGGTGCGTTGAGCGAACTTCGTGTCGAGCATAAGGAACGCCACGATCTTCGATTGGAAACTTTCACCGAAGTCATAGCCAGGCTCGACCGGCTCCTCGGGGACTAACGCGAGCGCGGGCATCTTAGATAGCCGCGCGGAAGGAGATCATGCTCCCCTTGAAATAAGTCGTTATTGATTTACTACTCTCGTTAATAAGTTGAATCGTGAACTGGTCCGCTTCCACTAACAAGCCAGCGACGACGTAACCCCCGAGATCAAGAATGACATTCTTACCCTTCAGGGCTTTCAGATCGTCCATGTGCGACCAGACCTTCGCTTTCGGCTTGCCCTTGAAACGGGAGACGGTCAACACTTCTCGAGCCTTGTAAACTTCAGCCATGTGATTACTCTCTGTCTGCATTCGTGACGTAATGTATAGTGTAAAGCGAAGCGGAATACTCTAGGCTGCTTCGAGAATACGCTGGGAAACATCTTCGCCGAAACGAAGTCGAATCTTCTCGATCGGCAGCAATTCACCCTCGAACATATCGTTCAGGGACATGAAGGCGTTGGTTCGCTTGGTAGCCTGATCGAGTAGCCACTCATGATGGTCGTTCTGCGCCGAGGTTCCGGCGTATCGATGCGCGCGATAAGCGCTGTGACGACCATAGAATAGAACGCCGAGCTGACGCTTCTCCCATTGCTCCTGAACATATTCGCAAACGTCCGTCGAATAGAGAAGCGCGGGGCCGGGGAGGTGAGCTCGCTTCCAGAAGCGAAGCCGTCCTTCGAAGGCGAATTCAAGATAGAGATCATAGGGGATTCCCATTGCATCGGCGTGTTGTCGGCCGCGCCAGATCGCCGTGATGAAGGGTTGTGGGCACTTGAACAGATTCTTATTCTTCATCGGCGTGATCGGCCGCGGCCCTTCGACCGCCTTGTAGTCGATCGTCTTGCGATAGAAGATTCGAAACTGCTTCACGTACTCATCGGCGTAGAGGTACGCCGCCGCCACCGGGTTCATGAAGCGGTAGTCAAACCATTTGCTCGTATAGAGAGCGCCCTCGTATTGCCGCATGTCCTGTCGAACGTGCTTGAACATAAGGGCGTCGTATTGAGCGTCGGTCAGATCGAGACCAAAGGGCGTGTCGTTCGTTTCGCTTGTCATGCGTATGTTATAGCGAAACGAACGTGGCTCTTAGCAGGGAATTTAATCTTCGTCGTAACCCATGACGATCGTGCGGCAGATGCCCGAGCGAACGATGTCGTCCGGCGTGAACGCCACATGACCGAACTGAGGCAGATGGCCGAAGCGGCGCACGGCGTCAGCCAGGCCAGACGTGCCCTGAATATCCTTCTGCTTCATGTCGCCATTGACGATCACCTTGCAACGCTGACCGATGCGCGTGAGAAACATCTGCATCTGAACCGGCGTCGAGTTCTGACCCTCGTCGAATATGATCCAGCTGTCCTTGAAGGAGGCGCCGCGAAGCAGGGCTAGCGGGCGCGCTTCGATTACGCCGGCCTTCAGAAGATATTCGAGATGGCCCGAGCCTAGACTCTCTTTCAAGGCGTCACGCACAGGGCGCAGATACGGTTCGAACTTCTCGTCGGCCGTGCCGGGTAGAAAGCCCATCGACTCGCCGGCCTCGATCATGGGTCTGGTGATGATCAGCTTCTCGATCTTGCCGTCCTTGAGCGCCTCAGCGGCGAGCATAGCGGCGAAATACGTCTTGCCCGTGCCAGCGCTTCCCGTTCCGAAGGTGACGACATTCGCTAGAATGGACTTCTCGTATTCAGCCTGGTTCTCGGTGAGTGGTCTCAGAATGGTTCGGGCGGCTTTGACGATGCGTCGGGAACTCTCCTCTTGAACGGTGCGAATAAGGGGTTCATGTGAACCGCGCTTCGCTTCTCGACGACTCTGGCGATTGCCGGCGCGAGCCTTGGGAGAACCCATCTGATTTACCTCTAGTTGTTAAGCCTTAACGACATGAGCTTAGGCGGTAAGTCAGTAATGATCTATCCTTGATTTCGAAAAATATTTGTAACTCTAGGGGTACGACGGGCTCTGACCCGTATTAGATCAGAGCACCCGCCGTGATATTACTTCCAGTAGAATTTAGGTGGTGGGCCAGCTCAGCGCATCGATCTGCGCTGTCGTCGTGATCGCGCCCGCGCCAATCTGACTCATGATCGAGACCATGAAGGTATAGCTGTCGCTGATCCACGTCCCCGCGAGCATCGCCAGCGTAACGCACTGTGCGCCAGTGAGCGACGTGACGACGCCGTTATTGTCGATCCACGACTTCTGACCCGTCGGAACGCTCTGACCAAACAGCGCGAGCAGCGCGAGATCAGCGCGCGTCGAGTTGGCGCCGTCACAAAGAATGCTTACGCCACCCAGGTCGAACGTCGCGCCAGCCGCGAGATGGCTCGTCTGCGCGATCTCAGCATACGCGATGAGGCTATCGGGCGTCGGAGCGGGAGGGCTCATGTTCCAGGGCTGAAGCGTCCACTCGCCGTAGGGCGCCCCGATGGCTGGGCAATGCACCTGATCGCCGTTCGGAAGCGAGAGTATATCCGGCACGCCGGGGCATTGACCGATGACGCCGCCCCAGGATTGAATGACATTGCTCGCTTGATCGACGAGTTGATAGCCAACGAGTTCCGTCATTTTTACATTCCCATCATTGGCATGTTGCCGCCGTTAACCAAACCGGCGGGTATATAGGTCACGACGATGAGACCAGTGGCGCCTAAGCCGCCAGTGCCAGTGCCGGTGGCGCCTCCGCCGCCTGCTCCATAGTTTCCACCTACGCCGCCATTCGTATTACCCGAATTAAATCCGGAACTCGCACCACCACCGGAGCCGTGAGAAACATCCCACTCCGTACCGGCTCCACCCGTGTTTCCGTTGCCCGCTGAACCAGGGGGTGAAGCGCCAATGGCGCCGGTCCCGGCGTCCGCGCTGCCGCCAACTCCGGTTACTGATGCTCCCGCGTAACCAGCCCCGTTGATGCCGGCCGCACCGCCGCCGCCACCGGAAAAAGTCCCAGAAGTACCGCCAGCGCCACCGGCATAGCGCTGCGCTGCGCCAACGCTGTTCGTGACAGTGCCAGAGGCGCCGGGCACGGTCGTTGACGCAGTTGCGCCGCCCGCCGCGACAAGCACGCCGGAGCTGCTTAAATATGTGTTGGCGGTAAAACTCGAGCCGCTCCCGGTCGTGCCGCCCGGCGTACCTGTCCGATAACTAACTAACCCGAAGATCGAAAGATTAGCGACGCGCGCATAGGCGCCGCCGCCGCCGCCCTTGGCGTTGGGGCCGCTCGTGGCGACGCCGCCATTACCGCCGGCGCCGATACCCTCGACAGTGTTGTTCGCCGAGTTCCAGTCGCCTGGGACTGTATAAAACGAGCCGGCGGTTGAGTTAAGAAAGGTGACGGTGGCAAAGTCGTAGGTTAGCCCCTCGTGCATCCCCGGAGCCCAAGCGGGTGTTGGCAAGTCCCAGAGCGCACGCTGGCGCTTGAGCGAGCCGTCGGCGAGCGCGAACAGGAACGCATCCGCATCATCTCTGTCTTCGAACCATCCGCGCCAGATGACGAAGCCATCATTAAGGCGCCCAGTCAAACGGAAGCGGGTCTGGTTCTCGTTGCCAAACTGATCCTTTGGCATCGCGCGAGATGGAGTACGCCACTGTGCGCGCGGGATCGGCATCAGAAAAGAGGTATGAGAGGTCGAAGTATGGGGGATCATTGCAGGCCGTAGATGCTGTAGGTCGAGACGCCATTGATGCGCCGGATCGACACGATGAACTTGTTGCCGCTGGTCGTCGTTAACGCCGTTCCTGGGCTGGCGCCTACTGTGAAGCCAGAGAACGTGATCGCTCCCGCCGAAGCCCCGTTCGTCACTAGGAGATCGATGGCGTGATCAGCGCCCGTCGCGGCGGTGACTGTGAACGCGCCATTGTTGGTGATGTATTGATAGTTGCCGCTGAGCGGGGCTGGCGTGACGCTACCAGTTGTCAGGCTGACGGCGGTGACGGTCCAGCCAGCGGTAATGTTCGCGTTCGCGCCAGTCGTCAGAACAGAGCCAACGCCACCCGCCGCGACGGCCAGCGCGGTCGCGACGCCAGAGCCCAGCCCTGAGATACCTGACAGCGGCGCGGCAATCGAAGCCGAGCCGGCGGCGGTGATGAGTCCCTTGCCATTGACAGTGAAGGTGGGGATCGAGGAGCCGCTGCCGAAGGAGCCGGTGTTGCTGTTCACGGTCGCCAGCGTCGTCGCGAGAGCGCCCGCCGTCGATGTAATGTCGCCAGTCAGCGCTGGATGCGCGCTCGCTGGGAGCGTACCCGAGATCGTCGAGGTTCCTAAGTTCACCGTGAAGCCCGCTCCGGTCGCGCCGCCGGTCAGCGTACCGACTACGGTGATGTCGGTGCCTACGAGCTTGGCCGCTGCGATCGAACCCGCCAGCATCGTATTGGTGATTGAACCGCCAGGTAGGGTAACGGTGCCGGTCGCGCTCAGCGTCGTAAACGCTCCGGTGCTAGCCGTCGTCGCGCCGATCGCCGACGAGTCGATGGTGCTGGCGGTGATCGTCTTGCTGGCGAGAGCGGTGAGCGCGGTGTTGAGCTGCGTGAGCGTGATGACGCCAGTCAGGCCCACAACTGAGGTAACGGGGCCGCCTGAGATCGAGGCGGCGGAAGCCGCCGCTGCCGCTGCGGAAGTAGAGGCGTTACTCGCAGAGGTAGAGGCGTTGCTAGCTTGCGTCGTCGCCGTCGTGGCCGAACCCGCCGCTGCTGTCGCTGACGCGGCTGCTGCCGTCGCTGAAGCCCCGGCGCCTGACGCCGCCGTCGCGGAAGCCGCCGCTGCTGTGGCTGAGGTGGCGGCGTTGCCAGCTTGAGTAGTGGCCGTCGTGGCCGAAGCGGCGGCGTTTCCCGCTTGAGTGGTAGCCGTCGTGGCCGAAGCGGCGGCGTTTCCCGCTTGAGTGGTAGCCGTCGTGGCTGAACCCGCCGCCGCCGTAGCGGAGGTGGAGGCATTAGTCGCTGAAGTGGATGCGTTGGTCGCCGAGGTAGAGGCGTTGCTAGCTTGAGTAGTAGCTGTCGTGGCTGAACCCGCCGCCGCTGTCGCTGACGTAGCCGCCGCTGAAGCTGAGCCCGCCGCCGCTGTCGCTGAAGCCCCGGCGCCTGACGCCGCCGTCGCCGATGCAGCGGCATTGGTCGCTGAAGTAGAGGCGTTGCTAGCTTGAGTAGTAGCTGTCGTGGCCGAACCCGCCGCCGCTGTCGCTGACGTAGCCGCCGCTGTTGCAGAGGTGGAGGCGTTACCAGCAGAGGTGGAGGCGTTACCAGCAGAGGTAGAGGCGTTGCCCGCCTGCGTCGTCGCTGTCGTGGCTGAACCCGCTGCCGTTGTAGCGGAACCCGCTGCCGTTGTAGCGGAACCCGCCGCCGTTGTAGCAGAACCCGCTGCCGCTGTCGCCGACGCCGCCGCTGCTGCTCCTGAAGCACCGGCCGCTAATGCCGACGTTGCCGACGCGGCGGCATTCGTCGCCGAAGTGGCGGCGGCAGTCGCCGATGCAGCGGCATTACCCGCTTGTGTCGTCGCGATTCCAGCCTCGGTCGTCGCTGTCGCCGCAGCCGTCAAGGTCGAGGCGATCGTCGCAGTAAGCGTCGGCGAGGGATTTATTTGAAGAATGACCGACATGAACTGTTCCTAGTGTCTACGAAAGCATAAGTCAATTATGACTTGCATTCAAGCTCGCCATTTTCCAGATTGAAGAGTCACAATACAGCGCTTTCCATTGGCGTATTGCAGAACGTGCGACACGGCCCAGCCCGAAGGCCCGAGATTGTAGCCGTGCTGAAGATTCATCGCGCCCGCGCCATAGACTCCCTCGTTGATGGAAGGACTATGCTTGTCGCCGATCGACATCTTACGGCCCATCTTGGCGTAACCGGAGACCGTACCTTGAGCGCCATTAGCGCCGCGAAAGCCGTGATGTCCACACTCGATATCATCGACAAGAAAGCTTTCACCGTCATAGGCCCATTCAACGTGATCGATCAGACTCCCCATGATCTCACGAAGGGCGTTTTCCAGGAGAGCGAACTTCTTTGGCGCCTTATAAGCGTCAAGCTCCTTCGCGACGTGTTCGCGATGCTCGACCATTTCCCCTTCGAGCCAGAGACCGAACTTTAGGTTGACGCCATCATTGCGATAGCGACCTTCCTTGATGTAGCGCCCGAGCGCGAGATCGTGGTTCGACTCGACTTCGATAATACGTAGACCAGGGCGTCTCAGAAGCGATAGAAAGCTCCCTAGGGACGCGATCTCGCTCTTGATGCATGTTCGACCTCGCATCGCGAGTTCGAAGCTAGCGTGCCCGTCACCGGCCCTGTGATGATTGCCGATTTCTTGATCGTGACCGTCGTGAATAAAAATAAGTTCCGGAGCCAGATCATCTAGCATGGAGTAACCAACCTTGACGTCGCGCTTAATATCAACGCCGAACGCGGCGACCGTGTTGGCGGGATCAAGCTTGGCGCGATGAAGATCCGCGAAGACGATCGACTTGACGTGATGACCGACGCTTATGACGCCATTCGCGACGTAGCGATCCAACTCGTAGAAGCTGCCATCCTTCTCGGCGTTGATCTGGCGGCAGAAGATATCGCCTTCGTGATCGAACTCGACCAGCGTCGCGCCGATGACATGATGAAAGATGCTCTTTACGCCAGCCTTGCGGGCGATCACCTTGGGCCTTGTCACGGAGCCCGATGTCATGACCTGATGAGCCTGGCGTTTCGGGTCCGTGGTCGGAACGCTTTCGAGCGCGAGTTTGGCGTGAGGAAATACTGCCCAACGACCGCGGCTATAGGTCGTGAGATCCGAGATCGGCTTCGAGGCGGTAGGAAGAGTGTTCATCTCGCCGCAGAAAACGAAGTTGTCGCCGATCGCCAGCTGACCGAAGCAAAGGTGATTTGTAAGAAGTGGATCATAGGAGCGCGACACCGGGTTATTCTCGCTCCACCACTGGGTCTCGTATGTCCAGGGTCCGACGACGATCTCGGCATCTATGAATTTCGCGAAGGCTTGAAGGTTCACCCAGAAAGATTGATCGACGATGGCGTCATTCTGAGCGCCTGTGAAAAGGAATTTCCTGTTCCGACAGTCCTCGATAGGCGCAACGCGCAGCGTATCGGTGATCCAAGTGCGAGGTGTTCCTTCGACATCCTTATATCGACCAGAAGCGCGGTCGTATCGCTCGGAGAGATAGCTATCGACCATAAGCGATTCTGGATTGATGATCGGGTATTTCGAGCGGCTCAATAGCGCGTCGATCTCACCCTTGAGACGATTCGCGCGAGCCTTGGCGTGATCGACGGGCTTCGGCTCGACGGGAAGCGCAGCCTCGCGCTTGCGAGTAATAATCAGTAGCCTATCGTTACGATAGATCGCCGATCGATTAATGACCGTCTTCCGGGATATCTTGAGCTTCTTCGCCACGTCAGCGATCAGAGGATATTTCTTCGTATCGTTGTAGATGGCGATGAAGTCGGTCGAGTCCGGAAGAGTCCTATGTGTCATGTGCTCTGTTTCTGCGTTGGAAAGCGAACTCCCAAGTCCGCTCTCTCATATATTACTTACTAGATAAATACATACTTACTTATATAGCGGTAACTACTTCACAGTATCGAGGGCGGGAATCACCACCGGATCGGTAGTCTTCTCGTAGTAAGTAACAATGGCATTCATCTTCAACATCCACTTGGCGACGCGAAGTTTATTCTTCACGTCGTCATGAGCCTCGCTGAGTGCGACGCACGCCTTCACGGTGTCACACTCCTGCCAATGCAACGGCATCAGCTTGAGCGCGGCGGGTCGCGCGGGGTGAGCAATCGCCGGCGTCTCAACGGTGAGTCGAAGCGGTTCCGCGGGAGGCGCGCTCGAGCAGCCGGTCAGCGGCGTCAGAAGAAGAATTAAGGGCAGCAATAGCAGCGGCAGCGGCGGAAAGATGGGACGATGAAGGCGTTTGAACGGCGACATGGGACTGGTCCTCTGTGATGGGAGCGGGCGCCGGGGGAGGGAGATCCACGGCTTCGATCTTGGCGTCGATTTTCTCATCGATCTTTTCATCGGTCGCCGAGAGCGTGGAGAGACCGTCCGAGACGCGAGCGGCGCTCTGACGAACCAACTCGGAAGATTGCTCGGCGAGATCCTTGGAGACCTGAGCCTGGGCGGCGATCGTGGTCTGCTGAATTAGAGCGGCGCGATTGTTCTCGATGTGCCGATAGCCGGCGAATATAACGCCGACGATCACGAGGGCCGCCAGACCGATCGCGATAAGCTTCGCGCCAATGCTAGCGGGCGTCAGGGAGCTGAGAAGCTTGATCATGGAGCGCCTATGGGTTGGCTCGGTCGGTGATAGGGACGCGAGGTGTCGATGGGGCCGGAAGTTACCGTCTGGTCGCTGTGATAGGTCTCGAAGCTGCCCGAGCTATAGTCGTTGCCGCCGACCATGCGCTTGTTGTGATCATCCCAGACCACGCCGAAGATGTAAGCGCACAGCAGCGAGGTCGACGCGCCGGCCATGGCGATGAACGCCTGGTCGTAGAGCGCATTCTCGGTGCTATGGAACGCCGCGTAGATGATGATCCATGTCATCGTGACCGCCTGCCAGAACAAGGCGATGAACAGCGTTCGGCGACGATATCGCCAGTTGTCGCCGCTCGCATTGTCCGGAACAGGCTGACCCATTACGCGGCTAGACCATCGTAGAAATGATCGTAGTAACCCGCGATCATGTCGGCGCAGTCGGTCCCATTGATGATGCGGCGCGCGTTGACTTGATCCTCGACGTCATCGTTGAAGTAGTCAGCGAGCTTGCGGCCGGTGAACCAGCCCTCGATCATGCCAAAGATCATGATCGGAGCCGCGATGTCCGGACGCATGGCGAGCTCGGGGTTCTTCTCGAGGTCTGTGTTGGCGTCGATGATGCCGCGCGCGCGAAGCCGCTGGGTCGCTTTCGCGTAGTTCGCCTCCCACGTCATCTGAACGTCACCACGACCGTCGTAGACCTGATTCCAGGGGCCTGTAGGCGTACCGTAAGCTCGACCGCGACCCTTGCCGTATTCCTCGATCGGAAGCATCGTCGCCGCGGTCTCGCGATAGACGGTGGCGAGGCTATAGGCGATGAAGCGAATGTCGGAATTGGGGGCCCAATGATCCCACGCATCAAGAATAGCGTTGATGCCGTCAACCTGTTCCTGAGAGAGGTTGTCGCCAAAGATCGTGGGTCGAACGCTGGTGAAGAATTTGTTACGATCTATCATGATATCCTCAGTGAAACAAAGCGACGAATTTCGACCAGAAGGTCGTTAGAAACAGAGCAAAGCCGCCCAGGGCGGCTAGAACGTAGTAACCGCCATGCGCCATATCGAGTGACTTCTGTACGTTATCCAGACGAATCTTGAGGATTAACGTTTCGGCGGCGAACGCCTCGCGCGTAAGCTTCGTTTCTTCCTTGAAGGTATCGCGATGCTCCTTTAGGTCGGCTGTAAGTCGGGTTAGGCGATCAGCGATGACCGCCAGACCGGGCTCGGAGCCCACATGAACCTCAACGTTGGTGTTTTCGTCAGACATTGGGTTCTCCAAAAGGATATGCGCCTAATCCGAGCGCACGTCAATACTGACTTATGATA